ATCGACGAGACGGCCGAGGATGGCTGGACGTATGAGGCGACGCAGACCGTAGACGATCTGCGAGAGACGCTGGTGGCGCAGGTGAAAAGCCGGGCGCACGCGCTGCTGGCGGCCACGGATTGGTATGTCACCCGGCAGGCGGAGACGGCGGAGGCGGTCCCTGGGGAGGTCACGGCGGCCCGCGCCGCCATCCACGCGGCCTCGAATACGAACGAGGCGGCGCTCGCGGCCATCGCCGATTACGACGAGCTGCTGGCCTGGTCGGCCTCGTGGCCGGAGTAGGGTTGGCGCGTCCCTGGAAAGTATTTTCGGATCGTGGCCGACATCCATTGCGGCGACAAAGACCTAGCGGAAGACCTCATTAAAGCCGGGCTGGCTCGGGCCTACGACGGAGGGAAGAAAGAGGTCGTGGGTTCGATTCCCTCCAGCTCCACCAGGAAATTCAAGGGCTTGCGGTTAACGCCGCGAGCCCTTTCCTTTTTTAGCACAACGCTTTTGGCATAACGGTTGTTTCGAGGTCCAGAACGAGGCAAATCGATTCCCTCTTCTCGTAAAATCCGGGCGAGAGTTTCCGGATGATATCCGCAATACGCGGCCGCATCGCGGAAAGAGTAGAAGGGGCCTTGAATCATCATGCTTATCCCAATATTACCTGAAATATCAGCATCTACCTTCCAACACTGACAGACACATTGCGGACAATCCACACAATAATGTCAACGATTTTCCAAATCCCGAGGGGTACAAAAAGAACAAGACCCCAAAGCATCATCCGACACATTCTCTCAATCCCTTCTCCGATGCGACTATACATTCTTATTCCTCCTCCGGATCCGGGATGGGGCCGGACACGCGAGTGAATTTTGACAGAAATTCGATGACCTCTCGGCAAAACAACAGTTCATCGCCAGTAGAGTACAACACCATTTGTTGCCCGTCCTGAGCGTTCGTTGTATTGATGACGGCTCCCTGCACGAGGTATACACGTCCTGTTTTGTTGTTCTGATAGCGTCCCCTCGGCGGCTCAGTCGTCCAGCGCATTGCTATCTCCCATGCTTCGACCGAGCCTTCCTGGCGGCCTTATTGCGCTTGCGACGGCTCTCTATCTTTCTGTTCCACGCTGCGCGTTGCTCCGGAGTCATTTTTTCAACAATAACGCGTTTGACGTTTGAATCTTCGAGATGTCTCGCCAATCCCTCGGCGTTATAATCTTCCCACTTGCTGATATCACCATTGTTGTATTCAACCTGCATGAATCCCCCTTTGAGTGGGGGCCGAAGCCCCCTATTCATTAATCTACCAGCGTCCAATCTTCGGCCAGCATGTCCGTCTGGCTGGCGAGCCAAGGCACGCGGACTTTTTGTGCGCTTGGGTTATCGGTGTGCAGCACCGTTGTGTCGATGTAAATATACGGCGCGGTCATTTTGCTCTTCGCATCCGGGCGCTGAAGCGCAATAAAGATTCCTTTGCCATTCCATCCACGTCGAGCCAGCTTGTGCCCCTGTTTGAGGTACATAAGCGCGTCGCCGAAATCCTCAGGTCCCATGTCTTTTCTCCTCTTGAAGGTTGTTTATTTACACCTATTGAAGTGCAGCCACTTCCAAACTGTTTCCGACTTTGCATCCGCAGCCGCGCCGATTCGTCCGGAACGGATATCTCCGTTGCCAGCCAGCATTCCCACCGCGAAATGGACATGCCCCAGCTCCGTTTCCAACATCTCGCGGTTCGTTGGCCCGCCATCCGGGTGGGTGGACTCGTAGCCGTGACGCAGTATCTTACCGACGATCTGTTGCACTTCGGCGCACTCTTCGATCAGCAACGCCAACCGTTCGCGCTCCGCCAATGTCAGACTGTCAGGGAATGGACCAGCCATCGTTTCCTCCTATTCCGCCAGGTCCAGCAGGCCCTCGTTGTCGATCCCAGCCCGCGCGCTCATGCGGCGATCCTCTTCAAAATTCTTCAGGATAGACGTTGAGCGCCCAAGTGGCGTGATAGGTACCCAGCCCGCGCGCCTTCCGAAAAGATGCGATGCGGTACACAAAATTCGATCCAGCTTTGTCCAGCCTGTTAGCGATATAACACTCCTGCATCCCTGGATGAACGAACTCAGAAAACAGGCTCTCAACATGAGAGAAAAACCGAGCTTGTTCATTGTCACCCATCGCAGAAAATAATTCTGCGAGATGTTCCGGGGTGGCCTCAATCTCGCCTATATATTTGAGTTTTGTCATGATGCTATCTCCTGGATATCGGTTGTTTTCGGCCATCAAGTACGAACATGGCAATGTGTCTTCCCGTGCCGTTTCCACTCGATCCGCCGCGCGCTCATCCCGCCGCCTCCATCGCCCGCTGTCCTTGCCACTGCATGAACGCTCCTATGAACGCCGCCGCTTGCCACGGATTGATTGCATTGCCGTAACCCCGCAGGCGTCCCACTCGGGCGGGTACCCCATGAGCCAGCGGGAATGAGCTGGGTTCAACTGGCCGGGCTTTTCCGTCCCGGCACGGGAGCCAGACGGCGTTTCTCCAGAATCCATTAAGTGGGCCTGGTCGATGATCGACATTCCCGTGTTGGCTCCACGGCTCCGCTTCGCGTCGTTCGTTTCCGCACTGCCCCGCGTTGCATCGCTGCATATCGGCGTCGCCCATCCCCCCAGAGGCGTCGTCAACCGCGCCACCTCGTTCAATGGCCTGGCGTTTTTCCCATGCTGGTTGCTGGCCGACGATTTCCAGTCCCTCGTCGTTGGCGTCGGCCACGCGCACAGGCCCGCAGCTCCCGGAAGTCTGTCCGCGCCTTGTCCAGGCCCCCCTTTGGGTCCGTCTTGTTGGCAGGGCGTCGGCCACCCAATACAAACGCTGCCGGAGATGCGGCGCGCCGACCCCCGCAGCGCAGGTATCGACCGCCCCGAGGGCGTAGTCCGCTCCCTCCATGTCAGCCTGTACAAGGTCGAGCCATGCGAGGCCGCGTTTACTCGCAACCTGCTCGCCAAAAACTGTGAGAGGTCGTAGCTCGCGGATGAGATTGAACCAGATCGGCCAGAGGTGGCGAGGATCGTCGAATCCGAGTCCGCCGCCGGCGTTGCTGAATGGCTGGCAGGGGCATGATCCTGTCCAGACGGGATGATCGTCTGACCATCCGGCGAGACGAAGGGCATAGGACCAACCTCCAATCCCGGCAAAAAAATGATGCTGTGTGTATCCGCGCAGGTCATCCGATTCGACATCCTGAATACTCCTCTCGTCCACGTCGCCGGGGGCTATGAGCCCGGAGCTGATCAACTCCCGCAACCATGCGGCTGCTCCAGGATCATTCTCATTGTAGTAGGCCGTCACGACACCCCGCCCATGCAGCAGTCCAGCAGCATCAGGTGTGCTCCTGCTGCTTCCTACGAAACCTGCGCAGGCTTGACTGGTACCCTCGTGCTATTTGCCTCAGGTCATACGAATCGGCCCCCGCGTCCTTCAGGTCGTCAAACGTGAATCCAGGCTCATTAAACAGATCGTCAGGACTAACGTGGAAGCCACAGCTCGCGACGAGGCCGATCATGTAGGCAACGCCTTGCTTGAATCCATCGTCGTTGGCCTTTTTTATTCGTTTCGCAGTCTCAGTTATCATCATCATTTATTCCTCCTTCCCCGCGAGGGCGGAGCTGGCTATATCCATAGCATCCCAAATAGCTTGCCACGCCCGAAGCCTACTCCCTGGGATATCTGGCCTTGCATTGGAATTCATAAAGTTGACAGCCTGTATCAATCCATTCAGCGCCTCCCGCAGGCGCTTATTCTCATCCATTGCAATCGATTCAGCCAAAAGCGCAAACTCCGCAGTGGCTACTGCCTCATCTCTGGCATTTAATAGTCTAGCATTATCCTCACTGATAATTTCATAGGCAACATGCACATCAAGATCAGCATCTAGCCAAATTCTCAAAGTATCATTGTCCATGTGGCAACACTTCAATCTTGCCAACGTTTTTTCCAGCATCTCGTTGACGTCGCAGAGGTCGGAGTCGAGGCTGTCATTCTCTTCCTCCAGCTTCGCCACGTGGGCGCGGATGGCTGCTGCATCGCATCGTCCGAGACGGCGCATGGATTCACAGTGCATTGATCTAGACATCAGGCCATCCCTCCGGCGGTTCGACGTTGAAAACCCCCAATCGCCCCTTGCACGGAAACGGAATAACAGCTCTGGCGTTGGCGAGCCGCCAATGCCATTGCCCCGGCATGGCCCATGGAGAATCGGAGCCTCGTACGCATCCGGCGATGGTGACGACGCCGACGACATGACCAAGAAGGAAGGCGTTGACGAAAACATGGGGGCGTTCCCATTGCGCCCGATACAGCGGGGCGAGAAATCCAGCCTCTTCCGCGATATCCCTGGCGGCTCCTTGAATGGCGTGCTCCCATCCGGACTCGCCCCGGAATATCCCGTCATCAGGCCGCAGACCGGCATGAATCAGAACCTCGCGCCCAATGTATTTTTCAGGGCAGCGCCAGGACCGGTTTTCGACGTCCTTGATTCCCAGCACGATCAGCCCGGCCCACGGCTGGCGGATAGAGATGGCGGACAGAGTTCTAGGCATCGGCGTCATCCCCATGCATCGATATTTTGACGCCCATTGCCTCCAGGTAGGTGCTGTCCGTGCGCATGGCGGTCATCATCCCGTTCCAGGAATGCATGGCCCGTGCAGGCGTATCCTCGCGCGGCCCGCGGCATCCGCATGTGATGCACTCGACCTGATAGCCGTCATATTGCGTCAGCAGAGATATCCCACCACAGATACAGGATTTCAACTTTTCAGGCATCGCCCACCTCCCTCTCTGGTTGAAGGTTGCCGGCTGGGACCACCACGAATGTCCCATCATCCAGAGCCACGCCATGGTTTCGGGGACGACCGTGGCAGACGATGGCCACGACGCCGCGCTTGCCGTGATGCGGCATGCTCTGCGCATAGCTGGAGGCGTAGTGGATGCGAACGCGTTGGCCGAGGCGTGGGGAGGTTACCATACGTCCACCTCCACCAAAATTCTGCGACATTCTTTCTCCGCGGCTCTCAGCGTAGCCGCAAACTCTGTGGCGGAATTGAGCCTGACTGACACGGGGGAGCGCTGGGGCACCGGAGGGAGGTTATTAGTCATAGCCTTGCACTCTAGATACCAGCGCACGATATCAAAACAGTCTTCAATGTCGTCCGTCGGAATCCCCCTACAGGCATTCATCGCAGCAGCCAGACGGCGAGCGTTTTTATATTGATTGTCTGGGTCATCGAGCTTCAAAAGCAGGTTCCCATTTCCAAATGCGAGAATAACTTCAGACCAATCTTTGGGAGTAGCGTTGCTCACGCCAACCCCTCCTTCTCTGCGAACCACGTCGTCACGTTCAACGTCGTATATTCGCCACGCTCCAGGTCTTCGAGGGGAGAAAGGTCCTCGATTTGCGATTTAGGGATCCAGACGCCCTCACCGTCGCCGTTGCAGTCGAGCAACACGGCGCCGTCGGACTCGTGCAGGAACTCGCCGAAAACTTCTTCATATGTCATGGCTACGCCGCCTCGTCGGGGTAGATCACCGCGTCCGGCGGGCCGTCGGGATCGTCCTCGATGAATCGACCGAGAGGAGTAGCCTTGTAGGCCTCGGATCGGGGGATGACATGCCCGGTGACCGGATCGAGCGGGGCGCCGGACTTGTCGGCTTCGCGGAAAAGTTCGCACTTGACCATGCACTTGACGTCCGTGGACAGGGCGAGCCGTTGCTCCTTACCATCGGGGATCACGACGCCGTCGATCTTGACCGTAACCGTGAATCCGGTGGCGTCCCGATCTTTGCGGACCTTGATAGACCCGCTGTTGATGGCGTCCATGATCAATCCAGGGAGTTCGGGAGAGACGTCGAAGAGAGGATGCTTCCCCATCTCCTTGGGCAGCCTGCGGCGCAACTCGGCGTTCTCGCGCTGGAGGCGCAACAGACGGGCCATGAGCCGCTCGGCCTGCCGGAGCTGACGCCAGTAGGCTGCGTCCGTGAAGGCGTGCGGGGCGATGCGGTAGAAATGAATCAACGTCTCGTTGTCGAACGGCAAAATGTCGTCAAGGCTCTGATCATGAAAACGACCGAACCACGCCTGGGCGACTTTATCTTCATAGGGCAACGGCCATTCAATCCCCATACCCTCGATGAGTAGGTACTCCATCGTTCTGTCACCTCCCGAGAGGGGATATTCCGACGCCGGATTGGACCAATCCTTCGCTACCGGCGCGTTCAGATCGATGAGTTTCCCTTGCCGCTTTTGCTTTTTGAAATTCGTCGCTTGCATCGTCTCAGCCATGATGGGTCTCCTGTTTTTGCTCCCAATACGATTTCAGGACTTCGGGGTCCGTTTCCGGGACAATCGACGACAGGACCGCCTCGCAGAGAAATGTGATTTCATTTTGGGTCATCTCTCCGAGCGTCTTTTTACTGACGCCTCCGGACACCACCAGCTTTGCAAGGTTAGGCAGGTCAAACATATAGAATGCCGTTCCCCATGTTCCGTTGACAAGATGCGCATGCCATGTGGGTATGCCCAGCCCGGCGCGGCACTTGGAGCATTTTCCGTCTGGAACCTGCTCGACATTCACCGGCCGGGCGCAGTGATAACCGGTGCAGACCTCGAATCGCGCCACTACATCACCCCCAACGCCAGCTCGATCATTTTGCGGTCGAACTGGAACGAGCAATGGCAGGCCGCCTCGTATTTTGTGTAATTGCTGACGCCGAGCAGGCCGCGCTCCACGGGGTAGCCGAACCGCTCCATCAACTCGCCCTGGCGATCCGTGGCCGGCTGGTCCAGCCAACGTTTTGATTTTTTTGCGGCGCTGTCCGTCTCGTTGGTCCGCAGAAAATCATCAGCCGAAGCGAGAGCCTGAATGCGTTCGCCGCGGGCCAAGCGTTTGACACCGCCGTTGCCTTTGACTCTGCCGAGCGCATCCCAATCCTCGCCGTCCACGCTGAACACTCCGGCCCATGCCTCAAAGCCGCTGGCAATCATGATTCGTCCGGTCCCGAACAGGTCCGTGTACCGGAACGGCGAGGCGTTCATGATGTCCATCTCGGTCAACTCCACGCGCGTGACCGCCGTTCCGTCGCCTGCCCCGAAGACGTAGCCGCACAGCGGGCAGGTCCGCGCCTGTTGCGGCAACTCCACGCCGCATTCCGGGCACTCCTTGGTCGCGGCTTCGTTTTGTTCGCCAGGATCGCGCTCTTTGTCCGAGCCCAGGCCCGTGTCCGCAGTGATGTCGCCGTGAGTGAGGAGCGATGTCCCGAAGTCCAGGACAACGCAGTCCTTTTTGCGCACGCCCGGAAACTGCTCCGGGTCCACGGTGCGCAGTCCTCGGCCCACCATTTGGATGAGCGGCGACTTTGCCGAGCATTTGCGCAGCAGCACCACACAGGACACGAGCGGGCAGTCGAATCCCTCGGTGAGGACCATGACGTTGGTGAGGACTTGAAGGTCCCCGCGGGCCAGCCGGCGGAGCATGGCCTCACGCTGGCCCGCGGGCGTTCCGCCATGAACGCAGTCGGCCTTGACGCCGGCCCTGCAAAACGCCGCGGCCACGTCCTGGGCGTGCTCCACGGTGGAGCAAAAGATGATGGTCCGCCGGTCCCCGGCGCGATCCTTCCAGTTACGGACAACTTCTTCGTTGATAGGCGCGGTATTGAGAATGGCCGCGACCTCGGCTTGGTCGCCGAAGTCCGCTCCTTTGACTTGGGCCAGCGCCTCGCTGGTTCCGCCCACGTCCACCACGTAGGCCCGAGGCGGGACAAGGAAACCCATGGCCACGAGTTCGCCGACCGTCACCACGTCGGCCACATTGTTGAACACAGCGCGCAAACCCTTGCGGTCGGTGCGTTCCGGCGTGGCCGTAAATCCGGCGATCCGGCAGTCGGGATTGGCCTCCCGCACGGCGTCGAGGATTTTGCGGTAGGTGGGCGCTGCGACGTGGTGAGCCTCGTCGATGATGACAAGGTCTTGTTTGGGCATCCGGTCCAGAGAATTGACCAGGGTTTGGACCATGGCGAAGGTCGTTTGCCCGCGCCAGGACTTGCAGTCGGCCGTGAATAGGCCGGTCTTTGCCTTGGGGTTGATCCGGCGATATTTCGCCAGATTTTGGCTCACCAATTCCGTGCGATGCTGCAGCACGAGCTGGCGACCGCCGATGCGCTGGCCGAGTGCGGACAGGCAGACCGTTTTGCCGGCGCCCGTCGCCGCAACGGCCAGCGTGTTCCCCTCTGTCTCCAGGGCCCGGACGGCCCTGGAGACGAGCCTTTCCTGATACGGTCGCAGGATCATCAGAACGGCACCCTATCCATTTGCGACGGCTCGGAGGGGAACTGTTGCGGCGGAGGAGGCGCGGCGGGACCGGTTTGCTGCTGGCCCCAAGAAGGCATGGAGCTTCCTCGGCTCTGCTGCGGAGCCGACTGCTGGGGCGCCTGCTGCGGGGCCGCCTGTTGCTGCTGGCCCTGGCCCCAATTGGGAGTGGTCGGCGCCTGCTGCTGCGGCTTGGGCTGCGCCCAGGACGGCGCAGGCGAGTCCGTTTTGCCTCCGGCGGCCGGAATTTCAGGCAACGGCTCGTCGGTGATGCGCTCCCCGCCGGCCATGATCTCCTGGTAGGCCTCATGGTCGGGCGTGATGACGCGCAGAATGGTGTTGTTCACCCACTTGCGGCCGTTCTTGTCCGGCTGGCTGACTTCACAGTCTACCATGATCGGGACTTCGATCCCATCGAGCTCCGACCAGCTGGTCAGCGTACGCCCTTGCCGGGCTTGTGGCCCCTGGTCTTTGGGGTTGATCCCCCTGGCCGCCTCGACCATGGCGCGAACTTTTGCCAGACTGATCCGAACGGCGGTCATTTGTCCGTTGGTGGACGCGCCGGCCACGTTCATATTCTCCCAAATTTTCGCCCCTGCGTACGAGCCAGTTACAACCTCGAACTCGACGTTCAAATATTCCATTCCGGAGCGGGCGCGGGTCAGCTCGGGCAGGGAGCCGACCTTCTGTTGCTCAGGCCGCCGGAGCGTCGCCCGGCATCGGACGATGGAGTGCGGGGGAATGGCGCTTCTCGGTTCGCGCTGCGATTCCGCGTCGTTCAGGTCGATATTCATGCTGCGTTTTCCTCCTGGTTGGCGGTTGTTGGCGGTTGGTATTTGCCTCTAGTGGCTGCGGCGAGGGCGTTGTGAAAAGCCGACCACGTCTTGTCCTTGCCGATACGGATGACATCCGGGAGCCCCCACCGATTCTTCGCCACATGCGCGGGGCGCTCCTCGGTGAACAACACGCGGTCGCCAGAGCCTTCGGCTCTGAACTTGTCCTGCGTCCGATCCTTTCCGCCGGATTTTGTTTTGACGAGTCGGCGCTCGTAGTTGGCGAACAGAACCATGTCCGCCCACTCCTGCCACAATGCCCAGGCGCGTTTATGAAGTTTGATTTGATAGCGGTCGTAGGGGTCCGAGTCCGGGGACTCGAACCGCTTGACTTCGGCGTGGGCCACCAGGACAATGTGCATACCCCGGTTCAGGCGCAGGGAATCCAGCCCCCCCATGAGGGTGCGCCATTCCTGGTCGGCTTCGACGTATCCTTTGCCGTAGCCCATGGATTCGATGGATTCGACATTCATCCGTTGGCATGTCTCTGCCCAGACAATAGGCTCCAGCCAATCCAGAGAATCAATGACCAGGGTTTGAAAACCATGCTCGCCATGCAGGGCGTTGATGGCTTCCACGATCTCGGCGTAGTTCTCCACCAGCTTGGGAAAGGTGGGGACGTCGAGAGCCGAGGCGCCGTCCTCGATGCGCAACAAAATGGGGTCGGGCCATGTGCATCCGAATGTCGTTTTTCCCAAGCCCTGGACGCCGTAAATAAGCGTCTTCTGGGGCTTGAAGTCGGCGGAAGCCGACTGGATGGAGTTCAGGTCAAACATGGCCTAGCCCTCCACCCGCTCGTACGTGACCTGCGGCTTGCCGGGGGTGACGGTCAGCGCATTCAACACGGCGTTTTTATATTCGTCCCCGGCGAACTTCAGATACCCGTCAAGCTCCTTCTTGGAGATGGGTTTGAACTCCCAGGTGAACACCTTGAAGAATGCGTCGTCGCCGAGGACGCCGCGCGCTTGACGCAAAGCCTCCTGATCCCACTTCGAGTACTCTTTCAGAGTCACCTTGATCTTGAAGACGTCGCCTTCGACCGTCCCGGTTTGTTTACCTTTCGGGAAAATCGCCATGGCGGCCAGTTGCTCATCAATTTCGCGCAGACGGTCCTGCGCCGACCCGATCCGCTCTTTGAGCGCCACGGCCTCTTGCGCGAGGACGTCCACGCTCTGCTGCTGAATGGGAACGACATTGGACTGCATCGAATCCTCCAAACTTTACAGGGTTATTGCCGACAACCAAAAGAATGCGGCGACGAATAGTGCGGCCAGCACGATGAGGCGGCCGGCCACGTCCAGGAATACGTTTCGCATCACAGCACCAGAAGGACGTCGCGCCCCGTAGGCCCTTTGAGATGGTGGACGCCGGTGCCGAGGACTCCAGGGGCCAAATATCCGCGCCGGAACTTCGTGGCGCAGTCGCGGCAGCAAAACTTCGTGTTACCGTGGGGCAACCGGCGCCCGCATGGACAACGTCTTGCTCTACGCTTCAACATGGCATCCACCTCGCTTCCTCCTGGTTCCCCCATTTGGGGCCGGGTTGGAGGTAAAAACCCGGCCCTTGGGTTGGGCGCCGTCCCGGTTCGGGTCGGGACTGGCTGTGTCGAGGCTCCGAGGGGTGGCGGGCCGGGCGCTACTCCGGCTGAATTGGTTTCCTATTAGGGGCTATAACCGGGAGCCCCTAATGTTCGCACGAGCAACGACAGGCATTGTGTGGCCCTTATCCACTGCCACCAACCAAATCCCTTCGTCACCGAAGGTGTTGGCTCTCTCGTACCAACCCCGCCATATATGGGCGTGTCTGCTTTCCACGCCGCCGCCACCCTCCGAAACCTCGACTGTCAAAGATCGCTCTTCCCTTGGCCTCTCCCGCCTGCCGTCGCGTGCGTTCACCTATTGACCCGCCCAATCCTCAGCCTCTTGCCGAGTCATAAAAAAGTGGATTCCTGGCGCACATTCGACCAGCATCGAGCCATCGAAATTCCCAGCTCCGCATCCGACAATCCCACCCACACGATAGATCAATGAATTATTTCTCCATCCGCAAGCAGTAGAGACATATTTCCCTTTACCGTCCTGAATTGACTCAACAACAACGACTTCCGAGCGACACTTGCGTGATCCGATTGCGTTGACGCGGCGCGAGAACCACGGGATGCGCACTTGAGCCACATATCCGTCAGCAAGCGCCTTCCATGCGTAAAAATCTCCGCGAGGTGGGCAGATTTGCGACCGCTTCAGGTCCGCGCCCCGGAGGTACGCGCCCCGGAGGTCCGCGCCCCGGAGGTCCGCGCCCCGGAGGTCCGCGCCCCGGAGGTCCGCGCCCCGGAGGTCCGCGCCCCGGAGGTCCGCGCCCCGGAGGTACGCGCCCTGGAGGTCCGCGCCCCGGAGGTACGCGCCCCGGAGGTACGCGCCCCGGAGGTCCGCGCCCCGGAGGTACGCGCCCTGGAGGTCCGCGTCCTGGAGGTCCGCGCCCCGGAGGTCCGCGCCCCGGAGGTACGCGCGTTGACCACCTTCGCCGCGCATCCACTTGGCGTGTTCATTCAGGACTGCTTGAATGTTGACTCGATCTTTCATCGCACCACCTCCATCCTAATTTTTTTGGCTCTGGCGTCCTCACCGTCGCGTGCCCTCGTTGCCTACCGGCTTGCCGGACTATTCGCCTCGGCCCAGCTCCCGTTGCCGCCCCTCGCCTCCCGCTGGTCCGGGCCTCGCCGCGAACGTGGCGCAGTCGGGTCGGGGTGGTTCCGTGTGCCGTTGATTTTGAGAGTAGACAATCGGGAACGCACGGTCAAGCAAAAATATCCAATTGACTACCAAGAAGTTCTAAAATTTTTTAGCCAGAATGGCTGTCTCTATTATATTGACAGATAGTCCCCGGTTGGATACCCTGAGCGCATGAATCTCAAACAGGACATCGAAGCGGCGCTTTGTCGGTTGAATTGGTCGGCATGGCGGTTGGCGAAAGAGGCCGGGGTCACGACGCAAACCGTGACCAGAATATTGAACGGAGATCGCGAGGGGGTTCATTCGAAAACGCTCGCAAAACTCCAGCCCTACCTCTATCCGGAATTATCGCCATCTCCTGATCAAGGCGAGCGCCAAGAGGCGTCATGAGCCTCCTCATCTGCTGCAAGTGCGGCAAAGCGACGCCGCAACTCGCCAACGCCCGGTCCTGCCAGGACGGCGACGTGGGCGCTGCGGAGCACTACGAACGCGAGGCGATGCGCGAAATTCAGGAGGCCACCGAGGCGTGCAGGCGGGCGGTGAAAACCATCAAACCACAGGCAGCATGATCTATGCCATCGAAAACTAAAGAGGTGAGTTTCATGGACAAGGACAACAAAAAAATTCGCGTCGTCAAGCAGGCCAACACGGGAACAACTCCTCCCCCGAGAGATTGTCTGGAGGCTCTCAAGAAGGTTTTGCAAAACGTTCAGGGCATGAAGGGTGGGAAGGCTGAGTACGTCCTACAGGTGGCGCTGCAAACGGTGCAGGGCGAAACTCGCCAAGCCGCAGCGGAGTATGTCTTTCAGGGTGTCAACGCCCTTCTTGAGGTCAACGACCTCCTCAAAGCCGAGCGGGAGGAGACCTGCAAGCGCGCCCTGGGCATCGTCAAAAACAAAAGCGAGTAGCGCGATGCCTACTCCACCAAACATCCGTTATGAATCCCGCTGCCTGCGCGCCGCCGAGACGCACATGATGTCTCTGGACCGCGCAGCCGTCGAAAAAACGTGGGAGGCGCAAGGCGTGGTGTACTGTCCAGGATTCAAACGCCGCATCCTCGCGAAGTCGTGCCGCGAGCGCAGGGAAAACCTACATTTACTCGGTGAAACGCGGGGGATGTGCGAGGCGTGCATAAAAAGCAAAAGGAGTGAGCAGTGAAAACGGCTATCGGTATCGTTTTAATTGTTTTTGGGTTGGGTCTTGGATTGTATGTCGGCGTATGGTGGGGGTTTGTCGGAGGGATCATACAAATCATCGAGCAAATAAAGGCTCCGGACATTTCCTCGGCCTCGGTTGCATGGGGAGCGGCAAGAGTTTTTTTCGCCGGCCTTTTTGGAACATTGGCGGCGCTTATTCCTGTTTGTGTCGGTAGGCATCTTCTTTCGGACACTCTGTGGTAATGGACTAGGAGATGAAATGTCAATCGGACTGAATCGCGTCATGATCATCGGCCGTCTGGGACAGGATCCTAAGACCTCCTACACGCTGTCCGGGAGCTGCGCCGTCAGCCTCTCCATTGCGACGGACGAGAGCTACAAGGACAACTCCGGACAGAAAGTCGAAAAGACGGAATGGCACCGCATTGTTGCCTTCGGCCAGCCGGCGGAGTGGCGCGCAGGCTCCGAGACCAGCGCCGGAGGAGGCAAGAGGACGGTAAGACCGAGTTCGGCGACCGCCTGATGTTCGCACGGCCGCCTCGGGGAGTGAAAACCGGGGGAAGCCACAACTTCGAGTTGCCGGCGCATCTCGAAGACAAGGTGCGCAGCATCTCCCGGCAGCAAAAAACACCGATGATCGCCGTTGTTCGGGCTGCCGTCTGGCTGTTGAAGGACAACATCACCCATGAAGCCATCATAGCTCTGGATGATATGGCCTGCACCCCTGAAGAAAATAATCAATAGGTTGATTTAACAAATTTTTTACAAAAACACCCATGATCGACCTCAACAGCACCTCCCCCTGGGCTATCACGGCGCGCATCAACCCGCTGGTTGACGCCGCATGTCAACAACGCCGCGCCGAGGAGCCGCCCCGAGACTACCTCGGTTGCTCTATCCTCGGGCACCCATGCGAGCGGGCTATTCAGTACGAAATTTCCCCGCCGGTCGAAAAAACATTCCCAGCCCGTGTGCTGCGCATTTTCGACCGCGGGCATTGGGCCGAAGATTACGCCATGCACCTCCTCCAAAAGGCCGGGCTCGTGTTCGCCCCGCACGAGTCCGGCCAGTACGAGGTCGCGTTCCTAGGCGGCCGGGTCAAGGGCCACGCCGACGGGGTCATCGTCTGGGAGCGCACCGGCTCCCATGTGGTCCCGATCCCGTGCCTGTGGGAGTGTAAGTGTCTCGGCGCCAAGTACTGGCGCGAGCTGACCAAGACGCGGCTGAAGTCCTGCAGGCCAACTTACTACGGGCAGGTGCATCTCTACATGCAGGGCCTCGATCTCAACGTCTGCCTGTTCACGGCCGTCAACGCCGACACCATGGAGATGCACCACGAGTTGGTCGAGCGTGACGAAGCGACGGCGAACCGGCTACTCAGCCGCGCCGGGCATATCCTGCTGGCCACGGATCATGGAGAGCTGCTGCCCCGGCTGCATCCCAACCGTTCGCATGTCGATTGTAAAATCTGCTCCTGGAGCGAGGCATGCTGGGCATGAGCCGCCGGCGCGATGACGATGAACGGGGGAAAATCATCCCCATCGACCTGAATACGGCCGGATCGCAGGACAGTCAGCCGGCGCTGAACACAGCGTCGGAATCTCTGGGCGAGGTCGTCTCACGGTTCCAGGACGCCATCGAGGGCGCAGGCCTGGGGCGGCCGGCGATTGAAGCGGACGGTGAAATCCATCGATTCGACAACCCAAAATCAAAATCCGGCAACAAAAATTGCTGGTATATATTTTTCTCCGACGGCGTTCCGGCCGGTCATTTCGGGGCGTGGGACGAAAATTGGTCCGAGCCCTGGAGCTCCAAGCTCAAGTTCGAGATGACTCCAGAGGAATGGCGACGCTCGCAGGAACAAGTCGCCTACGCCAAGGAGAAGAAGGCCAAGGAGCGGGCGCTGGAGGCCGACAAGGCCGCCCAAAGGGCGAATGATCTGTGGACCAGTTCTGCTGAAACCTCAGAGCATCCGTACCTTGCACGCAAACAGGTCGGGGCGTTCGGCGTCCGGACCAACGCGGCGGAGGGGACGCTCTTGATTCCCATGCGGAACCGTTATGCGGAAATCCGCGGGGTCCAGAGCATCCCCCCGCAGGGCAAGAAGCGCTACCTCAAGGGCGTCGCCGTGGATGGCGTCTTCCACGTCATCGAAGGCGACATCTCCACGGTCTATCTATGCGAGGGCTACGCAACAGGCGCATCCATTCACATGGCGACCGGCGCCGCCGTGGCCGTGTGTTTTGACACGGGCAACCTGCCCAAAGCCGCTCTCAACATCAGGGAGGTGTTCCCAAAAGCAAAATTGATCGTCGCAGCGGACGACGACCGATGGAGCGACCGCAACAGCGGCATAACATCAGCCAACAAGGCGGCGCAGCTCGTCGGCGCGGACGTCGTGTCCCCGGATTTTCAGGACCTCTCCACCCACCCCACGGACTTCAATGACCTTCACGTGCTGGAGGGGCTCGACGCCGTGCGGGCGCAGGTGCGCGGGTACTCCGTGCGCATCAAAGACTGGTCGCTGGGAGCGCTTCGAGATCAACCGGTTCCGGAACGGCAATGGCTGGTGGAGCATACGATTCCTCTCGGCGGGGCGATGATTCTCGCGGCGCCCGGAGGAACAGGCAAAGGCATGCTCATACTCGATCTTGCAATTAAGGTCGCATCGGATCAACCGCAAAACATCGACCTCAACACCAACGTCATAGCGTTGGGGAACAAGGTCTGCGCGCATGGCCCCGTGGTCATGTTCTCCGCCGAAGACGACCGGGACGAGATACATCGTCGAGCCCAGGCGATGCACGGAGGGACGTTCCCGGAGAACCTCTACGCTGTCTGTCTGCCGGATGTCGACGGTTTGCAGGCGATGGCGATGGAAGTCCGCGGTTCTCTGGAGTTCACGCCCTGGTGGCGGGAAATGATCGACCAAATCGAGCGGATCAAGCCAAAGCTCGTAGTCTTGGACCCATTGGCCTGCTTCGTTCTTGCGGACCTCAACGCCCGACAGATCGGCGCTTCCGTGATGAGCGCATTGACCAAGCTGGCCAAAGCCAACATGTGCGCCGTGATCGCCGTACACCACCTCAACAAACTCAAGGACAACGTCAAAACCATCGAGATGGCCAAAACGCAAATCTCAGGTTCCGCCGGGTTCGTCGACCATGGCCGAGGCGCCTATGTCTTTTGGCCGGAAGACGACAAGCGGGCGAAGGAAACATGCAAAGCACTCGACGAGCCTTTTGCGCGTGGGAAGATTATTCGCGGCGGGCTGGCCAAGGCAAACTTCCCGGGGGATCAGGAAGAGAAGGTGTACGTGCGTCAATCGAACGGCCTTCTGGCGGTTATCAACGACTATGCAAAAGCCCGCCAGCAGCAACGAGAGTGGGAAAATCTCAAGCTGTTGGAAAAGGCTATCGCCTACATGGCAGAACAGGGACACCCCTTCACATTGTCAGGCAAAAACGACGGTCTCTATGGCAAGCGGGAACGGTTGCCAAAACCGCTGAATGATATCGGACGAGACCGGCTTGAAGCAATGGGCCGTCGGCTGCTGATGGAGGGAAGGATCGGGCAGTATATGCCGGCCAAGGGATCGAAATCCGAGAAGTGGCTGGATATTCCGACCGGACCATTTGCAGAAGGAACTGGCGAGTTGATCCCTGGAGATTGGGAAGGAATGGTATTCGAAAAGTGATACAGTTTATAAAAATAGTAGCATCCCTGATTGGTCCAGACAACTTTTCAGGGACGTCAGGGACGGATCACAAAATCAAGCAATCATGCGGGTTCCGCGTCCCTGAAGGCTATGCCCGGTATAATATATACCCCTTAAGGGGTATATATATACCGGTCGGGGCGGCCAGGGATTCAGGGATGGAAAAGGCGGGGAAGGAAAAGTGAAAGAAGAAAAACAAACCAAAACGGGCGGGATTATTCTAGTCCTGCCATACCCCCCGAGCGTGAACCGAATCTGGCGTGCGGTGAATGGGCGAAACATCCTGTCGAAAACAGGCCGCCTCTACCGCTTGGCGGTCAAATCCGTCGTCGTCAAAGCCAGAGCCCAGGAAGAAATTCCCAAGGGGCCGATCAAGGGCGGTCTTGTTTGCGTCCTGGAGGTCTACCCGCCAGACAACCGCCGGCGCGATCTCGACAACGTCTCAAAGGCCATTTTCGACGGGCTGACCCACGCCAAGGTCTGGTTGGACGATTCGCAGGTCAGTGACATGCGCATTGTCCGCAGCGAGACCGTGAAGAGCGGCAAGGTGGTGGTGCGGATGAACCGAACCGAGACGACTACGCGCACGCGCGCGAGGGAGCATGCATGATCAAAACGTTTTTGATTCGCTGTCGGGCCTGTGGTTTTTCCCTGGAGTCCAACCCAAATATTCCGTTGCAATGGAAATCTATACCGAAATGTTGTGACGATCAGGACTTGGAAGTTCTCCCTGTCTCACGTGGCCAGGATGAACATGCAATCCAAGCGATGCTCAAACTGCCGGGGGTGGAGTGATGGGCAAAGTGAAAAGTAAGATGCCAACCTGCCCTGTCTGTGGGCTCTCAATGGACATCGTGACTCGGGGCGACGAATCGTTTGACGAGTGCCCAAATGGACATCGTTATCCGCGCCAGAAGTCAATGCTATTTTGGGATGGCCAAGCGGAGATGTCTCTACGGTATCGTAGAGAGCTTGGCTATGTGCCGAAAGATTGTGCATGATGCTAGAGGGTGAGGAAGACTATGCAACCCAACAAAGATCAAATTATTGCTTCTGCTAGTACCATTGAGAACAGCTGTGAAGATATTATTTGTCTCATTGATTTTGTTTTGAAGCAGCTACGTGATGGTAGGAAGGGCGCTTTGGCAAGGGGGAAGACTGCGCAGGCAGATGAGTATTCGATTTGGATCGCTGTATTGTGTGGGGTTAAATTGATGGCACTCGATAGTATTTACGAAATTGACAATATACATGCAGCAAACTCGGGCTTAATAGAGCCGGAGTGCCTGAGCTGAAGAGGGGGATGCCCGTGACCGTCCGTGACCTCGTCCAGATCATCGGTCCTGACGCGGCCAGGGCGCTAGCCCAGCACTCCGGCGGGGGGAGAATCTACGTCCCCACGCTGGAGGCGTTGGCGCGTGCGCATGTCTCGTCCCAGATTGGCCGTGCCCAGGTAGAGGACGGTCTGACCGCCGAGGCTGCTGCGGAGCGCTATGGCTGCTCACACTCTACGGCCAAGCGGGCGCGGGCGGCGTATCTGGCTAAAATTTCATAGCCTTCATTTTGGGTCAGATTTTGGCTATTTTCTGACCCATTCCTCGCGGTATTTGGCTCCCAAACGGGAGCGTTCTGCATGTCGGATGGCGTCAAAATCAGTGGATGCGGTCTCGGAAACAATCGCTACACGGACGAAGACGGCGGCGTAAAGCGCGTCCAGGACACGAGCCTGGATTACCCGATCATCATGGACCGGGACGGTTTCATCATGGACGGCTGGCATCGCGTGGTGAAGGCCCTCGTCGAAGGCCGTGAAACCATCAAAGCCGTTCGATTTGATGAAACTCCCTCTCCCGAATTTTACGAGGATCGGCCGTGAGCAAGCTCCAGCACCACTGCAACGCGGCGCACGTCTACTGCCGGTTGCGCAATCTGGGCCTCGGCAAACCGCTGGCTCATCGGCTCGCCGCTCTCTGGGAGCGCGTGAGCCGTTTCGTTTTGTACGGGAGAAAGAAGCCATGAATTGGGTGTCCTCGCTGTTTTCCGGCGGCGTCTCCACGGTCGTCGATTCCGTGGGCGGAGTGCTCGACAACCTGTTCACCTCCGATGAGGAGCGCGAAGAGGCCAAGCGCCTCATGGCGCAGGTGCAAGACAAGCCCCTGCAGGACCAACGCGACGTCAACAAGATCGAAGCGGCGCATCGTTCCCGCTGGGTCGCAGGCTGGCGACCGGCCATCGGTTGGGTCTGCGCCGCATCCCTCGCCAGCTACTACATCCCGCAATTCGTTCTGGGCTCCATCGTCTGGGTCAAAACCTGTCTGGCCGCCGGACAGCTCTCCGCCTATCCGTTGGAGATCGACGGCATTACCGGGCTGGTCGCCTCCCTGCTCGGCCTCGGGACGCTCAGAACCGTGGAGAAATTCGGAGGCAAGACAAAGTGAGCAAGTATGCGTTCGGAGCTTCCTCACTGGCGAAGCTTGGGACCTGCGATCCACGGCTACAGGTCGTGATGAAGGCCGCCATCGCTCAGGAAATTATGGACATGTCCGTTACCTGCGGCCATCGGGACCAGGAAACGCAAGACCGATATTTTCGTGAGAGAAAGAGCCGCGTTCAGTTCCCAAACGGCAAACACAATTCGTTCCCCTCGCGGGCCGTGGACGTCGCCCCATACGTCAATGACAAGTTGTCTTACGATCAGCGCCATTGCTGCCACATGGCCGGGGTCATTCTCGGCATTGCGGCGTCGTTGGGCGTGAAATTGCGGTGGGGCGGAAATTGGGACCGGGACGGCGAGCCCGTCACGGATCAGGATTTCCAGGACCTCGTCCACTTCGAACTGGCGGAGGACTAGTGGTCATGGCCGAGGCGCAGCTCCGAGGCTGGCGGCTGGACCGCACCGTCCCGCTCATGCTGGTGCTCATGGTGTGCATCCAGCTCGCGGGCGTGGTCTGGTGGGCCGCCGGCGTGGAGTCGCGCATTTCAGCCATTGAGGGCAGACAGGCCCGGTACGAGGCCACGGCCGACACCGCGGCGCAGCGCCTCGGAGCCATCGAGCAGCGCCTCGGATGCGTCCAGACAGACGTCTCATGGATCAAGCGGGCGTTGGGAGCGGTGGAGAAATGAAGACGAAGTACACGCCTACGCTCATGCGCAAGATTTGCCAGGGATTGGCCTCGGGTCGGTCTCTGGAATCCGTGTGTTCAGGCTTGGACGTGGCGCCTCAGACTGTGCAGGCATGGCGACATTCCATTCCTGAGGCTGCGGATGATTATCAGGCCGCTCGTCAGGATCAGGCGTGGACATGGTTTGATCAACAAGCGGACCTCGCGGAGCAACTGGAGCAAATTTCGTCCTGTGTCCTGTATGGATTTTTAGACCCCCGAACCGCCAAGGCTGCGGTTAGGGCGCTGGAATCCAGGCACCGCGTCCTTTCGTACAATTCCGGCAAGATGCTCCCCGCCCAATTCGGCGACGCCACTCGGCTGGAGCTGTCCGGCCAGGTCGGCGTCACGGCCGCGCCCATGTCGCTTGAAGACCTCAAGGCTGACTTGATCCAACTAGCACAAGAGGAGCCGGAGATTGCCGCGCAACTCGTCCAAGTGCTCACCACGGCGCTGGGGGACGGTCGTCCAGCAATGGAGGCGGATCATGTCGCAGCCGTTGCATAGGATGTATCCCGAAACAGGCCCGCTCGCTCGCACCCGCTACCCGCGGCACATGGAGTTTTTTGCGGCCGGGGCGACGTTCCGCGAGCGGCTGTTCATGGCGGCCAACCGCGTGGGCAAGACCGAGGGCGCGGGCGGGTACGAGATGACCCTGCACCTCACCGGCCGCTATCCGGACTGGTGGACGGGGCGCCGGTTTGATCATCCCGTCGTTGCTCTGGCCGCCGGCGACACCACCCAGACCGTGCGCGATATTCTCCAGAAGAAGCTGCTCGGCCCTTTGGGCTCGCCCGGCTCCGGGCTCATCCCATCCGACGCCATCGGCGAGATTCGCAACCGCTCCGGAGTGGCCGGGGCCGTGGAGCACGTGCGAGTGCGCCACGCCTCGGGCGGTGAATCCCTGCTCTATTTCAAGTCCTACGATCAGCGCCGCACGGCCTTTCAGGGCACGGAGCTGGACGTGGTTTGGCTGGACGAAGAGCCGCCGCTCGACGTGTACGCCGAGTGCCTGTTGCGGACCATGACCACGGACGGCCTGCTTATGCTGACCTTCACGCCGCTGTCCGGGCTGTCCGAGGTGGTCATGCAGTTCCTTTCGGACGGCCGTGCGCACAACGGGCCTATCGACGCATCCAAGCACGTGACCACGGCCACCTGGGACGACGCGCCGCATTTGTCTGAAGAGACAAAGGCGGAGTTGCTGGCGGCCATGCCGCCGCACCAGCGCGACGCCCGGTCCAAGGGCGTTCCCGTTTTGGGGTCGGGCGCTATCTACCCCGTGGCCGAGGACGACATTGTCATCGACCCGTTCAAAGTCCCGGACCACTGGCCCCGCGCTTACGGTCTCGACGTGGGCTGGAACTGCACGGCCGCGGTGTGGGGCGCATGGGACCGGGAGGCGGATATTCTCTACCTGTTTGCGGAGTACTCCCGCGGACAGGCCGAACCATCTTCCCACGCCGACGCCATCAAGGGCCGCGGGTCCTGGATTCCCGGCGTCATTGATCCGGCATCGCGCGGGCGCTCCCAGCACGACGGGACCCGGCTGGTGGAGAAATACCGGGGCATGGGGCTGAAGCTGGCCCTCGCGGACAACGCCGTGGAGGCGGGGCTGCACGAGGTGCTGCAACGCATGACCACCGGCCGGCTCAAGGTGTTCAGAAATCTTGTGGGCTGGCTGGGCGAATATCGCATTTACCGCCGCGACGACAACGGCAAAGTGGTCAAGAAGTTCGACCACCTCATGGACGCCACGCGCTACCTGGTCATGTCCGGGATGCGCGCGGCGCGATGCAAGTCGGACACCAGGGCGACCCGCCAGGCGTTCGCGGATTGAGAGGAAAAACGATGGGTGGATCGAGTGTGTTGGATGTTCTGACGTGGCCGTTTGACCTGACGCCCGACGAGGACTATTCGCCCGCTCCCGTGGCGGCGGTGGACCCACTGGACGACACGGAAGAGGAGTCCGCGGAAGAGACAACCTCGGAATCGACGGACGCCGCTGACGCCGAGGCGGGACGCAGGGCGGCCGTGGCCGCTTCAACCGTGGACGATGAGGCGATGCTGGGCGTGACAACGATGTCTGGCATCCGAAAAAAGAAATCCTCCACGTTGGGATAAGCAATGGCTCTGGATAACTGGCGTAAAAACACTGATTGCAAAGCCCTGGCCCGTGAAATCGAGCGCAGGTTTTCTTTGCTGGAGCGGCAACGCGAGCCGTACCACGCTCTGTGGGATAGTATTGCAGACCATATGGCGCCGAGTCTGGGGGCGTTTGGGCAGTCGGACCCCACGCACCCCATTCAGCCAGAGGCGCAAATTTCCGACACAACGGCCCGACGGTCCTCGAAAATTCTTTCCGCAGGGCTGTTGTCGTTCCTGACCAGCCCCGCACAGGATTGGTTCCGGTTGACCCTCGCTGACAAGGATCTGGCGGATTACAAGCCTGTGCGCCTCTACCTCCAGGAGGTGGAGGCGATGTCATATGACGCGCTGTCTCGGAGTGATTTTTACGCAAAACAGCATATTGGGTATCACACATCCGGACTGTTCGGCGTCAAGTCCCTGTATGTGGACGAAACGCCTCTGGGCGATATTCGTTTTCTCAGCCGTCCTCTCCAAGAGCTTTATCTGGCTCAAGATCATTTGGGCCAGATCGATACGGTTTGCCGCAAGTTCAAGCTCACGGCGCACCAAGCTGTATCCGCGTTCGGCCGTGAGGCTCTGGAAGAAGCCAAGGCCGCAAACCTTATTCGGACCTATGACGATTCGCGCCAAGGGAAAGACGGGAGTCTGGAGCAAACCTGGGAACTCTTGCATTGGTGCGGCCCCATGAATTCCCTGGACGGCTTGATCGACGAATCTATGTCAAAATCCTTCCCCGTGGCGTCCGTGTACCTGTTGCGCGGAGACGCGCAGGACGTTCTCCACGTAGGCGGCTATGACGATCTTCCATTTCTCGTAGACCGATGGATGGAGCATCCGGCCACGCCCTACGCCGCAGACTGGCCGGGGCTTGCAGTCATTGCCGACAGTAAAATGGTTAATGAAATGAAAAACCTGCTGTTGGAGTCCGGACAACTTTCCGCGGCGCCTCCGTTGTGGGTTCCGGACGACGGGTTCGTGGGGCGTATCTCCATGCAGCCGCGGGCCATCAATTACTACAACAAGACCGCCGAGAGCTCCCTGGCTGATTTTGGGCCGATGAACGTCGGCGGCGATCCGCGATTCAGCGTTGATTTGTTGAGCATGAGCCGCAAGGACATTCAAGAGGCCTTTTTCGTGGACCTTTTTCTTGCGGTGCGGCAGCGCATCGAGCAGGGCGGCGCGCCCACAGCCACGGAAATTACCGAAATAGCCAGCGAACGCATGTTCCTGCTCGGGCCGATGCTTTACGGCCAGCATCGCTCCCTTGATCGCATGTTCGATAGACTTTTTGTGCTGCTGTCCCGTCGAGGCGTTTTGCCTCCTCCTCCTGATGCGCTTTTGCAGTCCTTGGACAGGGGCGACATCCAAAAAATAGACATCGACTACATTTCCCCGTTGGCCCAGGCCCAAAAGGAAGCTCAAACCAAGTCCATGGCTCGGACCTACCAGTACGCTCGCGGGCTTGCCGAGGTCGCTCCCAGCGTCCTGGACAACTTCGACCATGACAACGCGGTGCGGCTTATCGCCGAACAGCAAGGACTTCCGGCCTCCGCCCTGCGCTCCGAACAGGAGGTGTTGCAGATTCGCCAGCAGCGGCAGCAGCAAATGGCGGCGCAGCAGCAGGCGCAACTGCTCGCTGAAACGGCGGATACGTACCCGTCGCTCGCCAAGGCGCCCGAGGACGGCAGTCCGGCGGGAGCGATCATACAGGCGTTGGGCCAACAGAGACGGCGAGGAGGCGCGGCGTGAATCAAGCGCAACAGGCTGCGAAGGCGCTGCACTTGGCGGCGCGCAACACGTTTTCATCGCCTGAGGGTCGACAGGTGTTGGAGTTTCTGCGCACGCAGTGCTTCATGCGCCCCGGCCCACAGGCTGCGCAATGGACGGGGCCGGATCAGGTCATGTTCCGCTATGGACGCATGACCCTGTTTCAGGCCTTGGAATATTACCTGAATCCCGAAAACTTCAAGGAGGCCAACCATGGCTGACGAACCCACGGCCGGCGCGGCTCCCGAGGCCTCGGCCTCCGGGACCGAACCGCAAACTCCGGCGGCTGACGCCGCAGGCGCGCTGTACGACAACCCGAGCAGCAACATGAACGGCAAACAGCCCGGAGAAGGCGCCCCGGCCGCCGATGGCAAGGAGGGCGGCGACAAGCCGGGTGAAGGCCAGCCGCCGACGTCCTCGGAGGATGGCGAGAAGTCCGACAAGGGCGAGGCTGAAGACGGGAAGCCGAAAGACGACACCCCGGCGCAGCTTTCCATGGAGCAGCGCCAGGAGATCATTCAGGACGCCGTATCGCAGGCATTGCCCAAGGACATGGAGGCCAACCCTGTATTGCTCAAAACGTTCGGAGACATCGCTCAGCGGTACAACATTCCTGAAGCGGATATTCGGGAAATCGTCGCGACGCACATGCAGGGCGAACTCAAAGACGCGGAGCAGCAGGGGAAACTGCTGGAGCAGCGGCGAGCCCAAGCCATTCAGAAAACCTATGAGGCGCTGGTCGCCAGCCACCACGGCGACGAGGCCAAGGCCAAGGAAGCGGCCGAGTACGCCCGCCGGGGCGTGCAGCAGGTGGCGGACGCCGCCGGCGCAGACTCCGCATCGCTGCTGCAAAAGCTGGAGTCCCGAGGATTGGGAAACGATCCGGACATGGTCAAGGCGTTTTCGTATGTTGGCCGGTTGTTCGCTGAGGACAGTCTGGTCATCCCCGGCGTGGAAAGCAGCGGAAAGACGACGATGGATATTTTTTACGACAACTCTCCGGGATTGAAATAGCCGGGGCAACCACAAGGAGACGATAGATGGCTACCATTGGCGTGAATACGTTGACCCTGGCTGAATGGGCCAAGCGACTCGATCCGAACGGAAAGGTCGACAAGATCATTGAGCTCATGTCCCAGACCAACGAGGTGTTGCAGGACATGATGTACGTAGAGGGCAACCTGCCCACAGGCCACCGCACCACCGTGCGCACCGACTTGCCGTCGGTCGCCTGGCGCAAGCTCAACTACGGCGTGCAGCCCTCCAAGTCCAAGACCAAGCAGGTGGACGATCAATGCGGCATGCTGGAGGCCTACAGCGAAGTGGACAAGAAACTGTGCGAACTCAACGGCAACAAGTCCTCGTTCAGGCTGTCCGAGGACCGGCCGTTCCTGGAGTCCATGAATCAGGAGTTCGCCAAAACGTTCTTTTACGGCGATACGGACGTCAGCCCGGAGAAGTTTCTGGGGCTGGGCCCTCGTTATCCCTACAAGGACTCTCCCAATGTCATTGATTTTGGCGACTCCGGAGACCATTGCACGTCCATCTGGTTGGCGGTCTGGGGTGACAACACCGTGCATGGGGCTTTCCCCAAGGGCTCCAAGGCCGGATTCAGCCAGCAGGACTTGGGCGAGGTGACGTTGGAGGACGCCGACGGCGGGCTCTACCAGGGGTACCGCACCCACTTCAAGTGGGAGGCCGGCTTGGTGGTCCGCGACTGGCGTTACGTGGTCCGCATCTGCAACATCGACACCACCGACTTCACCTCGGACGAGCTGATCAAGGCCATGATCACGGCTATGCACAAGGTCCCGTCGCTCAAGATGGGACGCCCCTGCTGGTACATGAACAAGACAATCATGACCGCGTTGGACATCGAGGCGGCTTATAAGACCAACGTCTACTTCACCGTCTCCGAAGACCCCGGCGGAGAGATGGTCACCCGGTTCCGCAAGATTCCCATTCGCCAGGTGGACGCCATCCTGGACACCGAAACGGCGCTCACCGCAACCCCGTAGCCTGAAGGAGGCGTTTTCATGTTTATCGATGCCGAATTGGAGTTCAGCACGGAGCAGGCTGTCACGGCCTCGGCCGTGTCCGAGAACATCCTCGATGTGGGCGCCAACACCGGCGCGGGCGAGCCCATGGCCGTCGTTGCCCGTGTGACCACGGATTTCGCGGGCGCCGGAGCGTCCCTGCAAGTGGGGCTTCGTAGCGCAGACACGGCGGCCGGCGTGGCCGCCGGAACAGAGCACTGGATCGGTCCGGCAATCGCCGTGGCGAGCCTTGTCGAGGGTTACGAGTTCAACCTGCCGGGTCTGCCGGACAAGCACGGCCGGTATATCGGTCTCTACTACACCGTGAGCGACGGGCCGTTCACCGCTGGCGCCATCGACGCGGCGCTGGTCCTCGGGACCGGCACGCAGACCAACGACGCGGCCCTGGCCGTGGATACCGAACAGTAAGCAGAGCGTTTTGATATCCCGGCCCGAGTCGCCCTCGGGCCGGGGCTTGAGGAGACAACATGAGCAAGAAGACCATCAAGCAGCCCGCCGGCCTGGCCGTGGAAACCGCCGTGTTTCGATGCGTCCGGGATTGTCTGACGTCCGTAACGCCCGGAGGGCGGTCGCGGCCGTTCACGAAAGGCGTCGAGATGACCATGCCCGCGGATTGGTCCCATTCGCATTTCGAACGGGTGGACGACGACGAATCCCTGTCCGAGGACGAGCGTGAGGCGCAAGTGCATGCGCAGTTGGCGTCTCAGGCGTTGGCTTCCGGCGCCGCCGACGAATGCCGGCAGTGGTCCATCGCGCAACTGAGCCATTTTTTGTCCGCGCGCTCGGGCGGCTCCGGCGGGAAAATCCGTCCCCAGGACCTGGCGACAGAGGGGGCGTAGACCATGTCCAGCAACGTGGCCATCGCCAACAACGCGCTTTTGGAGCTCGGGGCGGACCGCATCACCTCCCTGGACCAGGACACGGAGCCGGCGCGCATCGTCAAGCATGTGTTCGACCAGGAGCGCGACAGCCTATTGGAGGAGCACCCCTGGAATTTCGCCGTCGCCAGGGCGGAGATCAGCCTGTTGGCCGAAGCTCCGGTTTACGGGTTCCGCAACGCCTTTCGATTGCCTGCGGACTGCCTGCGGGTTCTTGGCGTCGACGACGAACGGGCGGCCTATCGCATCGAGGACGGACGCCTGTTGTGCGATCTGGATCAGGTGAAGATTCGGTACCTCCGCAAGGTGACCAATCCCAAGGAGATGCCGGCGACGTTTCGGTCGGCGTTGTCCGCGCGCATCGCGGCCAAGATCGTCATCAAGCTCACCGCCTCGGGGGCTGCGGGACGGGAGCGCATGGAAATTCTGTATCAGCGTCGGCTGCGCATCGCCAAGTCGGCCGACGCCCTCAGCGGCGGGACCACGCCGGCGCCGAGGCCTACCGCATTCATCGACGCCAGGAGGTAGCCGCATGTCCGCCACGCCGATCCTTTACATGTTCAACGCCGGCGAGTTGAGTCCGACCCTGGACGGACGAACGGACCACGAGAAGTATTTCGCCGGCTGCCGTCGGCTGGAGAATTTTTTGGTGCATCCGCACGGACCGGCCTACCGACGTTCGGGTTTCCGGTTTATCCGCGAAGTCAAGGATTCGTCCAAACCCGTCCGGTTGATCCCTTTCGACTACAACGGGGAGGAAGACCAGTCATACATTATCGAGGTCGGCGACGAGTACATGCGGTTCTACAAGGACGGCGGGATCATTCTGGACGGCAACGGCGATCCCTATGAGATCAGCAGCCCTTGGACCGCGGACCAGTTGTGGAGGCTGCAATACGTGCAGGACGAAAACACGTTGTACGTCGTGCATCCCGAGGTCTCGCCGCGAACACTGACCCGCTCCGGGCATGCGTCCTGGAGCCTGGCGGCCATGTCCTTCACGGCGCAACCCGGCGAATGGGGGGCGAACAATTGGCCGTCCGTTGTGGGCATCTACGAGGAGCGCCTCGTGCTCGGGGCCACGCCGTCTTACCCGCTGACGTTGTGGCTCTCCTGCACCGGGGAGTTCACGAATTTTACGACCAACTCCACGACGGGAACGGAGGCTGAGGGCGATCCCCTGGACACGGACGCCATCGAACTGACGTTGTCCGGGTCTCGGGTCAATCCCATCCGCTGGATTCTCGACCAGTCCGAACTGGTGGCCGGGACCAACGCCAGCGAGGTCAAAATATGGTCCGGCTCGTCCAGCGCCCCCATGACGCCGCTCGAATGCCAGACAAAACGGCAGTCGGCGTACGGTTCGGCGCCTGTCCAGGCCAAACTGATTTCCAGCGTTCTGCTGTTCGTGTCCCGAAGCCGGCGCAAGGTGCGCGAATTCGTGTTCGATTATCTCTCCGACCGCTATGTGGCGCCGGAGCTGACCCTGCTGGCCGAGCATGTGACCCGGGCCGGCATTCAGGACATGGACTACGCACGGGAGCCGCACGGCGTGTTGTGGTGCGCGTTGCAGGACGGTTCTTTGGCCGGATGCACCTATCTGCGCGAACAGAAGGTTTGCGGTTGGCACCGGCATCCTCTGGGCGGAAACGGCGCCGCCGAAGCTGTGGCCGTGATTCCGGGGGTGGACGGCGACGAACTGTGGGCCGTGATCCGGCGCAGCATCAACGGCGAGACCAAACGCTACGTGGAGCGGCTGGACCCGTCCTTCGACGGCGAAGGTCAAGAGACCGCAGAGAACGGTTTTTTCGTGGACTCGGGACTCAACTACGACGGCTGGAACACCAATGGCGCCGCCCTGCTACAGATCGAGGGCGCAAGTTACGCCAAGGGCGACGCGGTGACACTCTTCGCCGAAGGCCACGAGCCGTTCGGTGAGGACTCCATCGGCGCCTGCTACCGGCTGCGAAGCGGGGCCGGCGCGGAGGCCGACCGCACGGACGTGCGGGTCACGGCGTACTCCAGCGCAACCGAGGCTTCCGCCGTGCTGCTGACCAAGGCGCCCGCATCTCTTCAGGGGGCCGCGGTTTCGGACTGGGCCAAGTTGATTCAGGAGTTGCAATTGCCCCACCTGGAAGGCGAATCCGTCCATATTTTGGCCGACGGATCGGTGAAAAACGCTCAGACCGTAGAGGGCGGAGTAGTGACGCTGTCCAAGCCCGCCGCCAAAGTTGCGGCCGGATACGGCTTCACCTCGATCCTCCAGCCTATGCGCATCGAAGTGCAGAGCGCGCGGGGAACATCACAGACCAAGCGTAAGCGGGTGCTGGCCGTATCGATCAGATTCCTGGCGACCGTGGGCGGCGAAGTCTGCCCGGGCGACGACGCAGCGGACAAATACGAGAGCATCCTCTCCCATGCGACGCCGTCAAAAGGCGGCGTGGCGCCGCGGCTGTTTTCCACCAGCGGGACCACGGACAAACAGGTCCAGCTGGCCTCGGGCTACGACCGCGACGGGCTCTTGACCATTCGCCAGGCCGACCCGTTGCCCATGACCGTGGTGTGCATCGTCCCAGAGGTGCTCAGTGAGTCGTAAGGCCATCCAGGTTGTTCCGTTCGAGCCGTGGCACGCGGCGAAGATCAAGCTGCGCGAATTCGATGCGAAGGCGTTCGCCGACATGGGGATTTCGCCCGCGGCGTATGCAGCGATCTACGTCCGCGGGTCGGGGTTCTCCGGGGTGCTGGACGACGGCGAGGTAGTGGCTTGCGGCGGGATCGTGATTCCCTGGCCCGGCTCCGGCCACGCATGGGCGCTGACGTCGGAACTGGTGGAGGACTATGCGCTCACCTTCCATAAGACTTTCAAGCGGATGATTGCGTTTCTGGAGCGTGAGCATGGGTTGCGGCGCATCGAAACGCCCGTTCACGCGAAATACGTCGTCAGCCAGCGATGGCTCACGCGCCTCGGGTTTCGCCCTGAATCGCTCATGCGTCGTTGGCTCGGCGGCGAAGACTACTACCAATATGTGAGGTTGGCGTCATGAGTTCTGCGGTGCTGACGGCTGCGGCGATCGGAACCATTGCAGCCGGCGGTCTGACGACTGCCGTGGGGACCGCCGTGCAGGCGGAGCAACAGTCCAAGGCCGCTCAGGCCGAGGCGGATGCGCTGGAGCAATCCGCCGCCTACCAACAACAAATTTTCGAACACAACGCGGCGCAGGCCCGCAAGGAGGCGGCCAGCGAGGCGTCGCAGCTGGAAGGCGAAGCGACCCGAGCCAAGGCGGCGCGCATGGCCGCGGCCGCCGCCTCGGGCGTGGACTTGTCTTCGGGCGTGGTGTCTGCGGGACAGCAGGGCGTGGAAAACACAAGGGCCCATCAGCTGGGTCTGCTGGACGATGAATTGGCGTCCACCCTTGAGAGCCTGGCGCTATCCAACAACGCCACGCAGGCCAGCTACACGGCGCAATCCCGCGCCGCGCGCAAGAAGGCGTCCTACTATTCCAGCGGCGGACTCTTCGGCGCCGGAGAATCCATCCTCAGCAGCGGCGCCAACGCCTTCGGGTTGTTGGTGTAAGGGAGACGCCATGGGACGAGGCATCGATCTGACACGGTTGCAGCATAGGGCGCACTATCAAGCGCAGTACGCGCAAGGCTCCATTCAGGTCCCGGACCTGGAGTCCGGCGCCGGCGCCGAGGGGCGGGGAATCGCGGGGCTCGGGCAAGGCGTGTCCAAGATGGGCCAGGCCTTGGCCGAAATGGCGAAGAGGGAGCAAAAGGCGGAACTCGACGCCGTGTGGTCCCTGGCGGACGCGGAGAGTTTTGCGGAGCTGCAAAAGCTTCAAGCCGAGATGCAGGGCCTCTCCACGTCGGATGACCCAAGCGTCAAGCCGACCTATGTGACCGACCCTCACGACTCCGGCAAGATGGTGGAGCAGGTTTCGCAAGGCTTGGCGAAGATTCGCAGCAAGCAGGAAGAACATCTTCCCGGAAAAATCAAGACGGAATTTCTGGCCCGGTTTGACAAACAGGCCTCGGGAATCACGGCGCAAGCCGGGGCGCTGCGTGGAAAACTGCTCAATGATCGATACCGGGCGGACCTGCAATCCAGCCTGGACGCGACGGTCAACGCACTGACGCCGGCCACCACGCAAGGACAGTTCGAAGATGCGATCACAGCCGGTGTGGAAGCCGTCAACAGGGCCGTCGGATTGGGTAAAATTTCGGCTCAGGAAGGCCAAACGTACCTGGAGTCCCAAATCGACGGCGTGCGCATCATCCAGGCGAAGAATCTCATTCGGGAGAACCCGGCGCAGGCCGTGGCCGCCTTGAACGACCCGGAGCAGTTGACGGGATTGGCGGCCAAGAACCGCTCCATCCTGGCCGCGGCAGCGGAGAAGGCGGCTGCGGACCAGCAGGTGGACGACGCTTACGCTTCCCTGAACGGACTCACGCCCGAAGGGGCGGTGAAGCGCATCGAAGCCATTCAGGACCCGGACGTCAAGCAGCGGGTGGCGCGGCGATGGTCTACGGACTTCGAACTGCAGCGCACCGTGCAGGCCGAGCAGCAGAAGCGGGAGCAGGAGGCGGCGCGGGAGCAAATCTACGCCGGCATCCGTGGCGACGCCATCACCGCCAAGGACATCGAGTCCTTCGAGTCCGTGCTTCCTGCCAGTGAGATTCAGGGGTTCCTGGAGTTCGCGCAAAAGCGGGCCGACACGGCCCAAACAACGGAGGCCAGGACCGCCAAGGCCGGCGCGGAACTGCGGCTGACCGTCGCCAAGCTGAACGGCCGGCTCGACTACGAGGCGCTCGGCAAGGAGCTTTCGAATCTGGATGCGCCGGGCATGCGCTACTGGGCCGATCAGGTCTTGCAGGAGAAAACAGCGGCGCAGAAGCAGGACGCCAAGGACAAGGAAAGCGCGGTGTCCAGGGCCGAGGCCCGGAGCGTGGCTTCCGAGATGATGCAGGGCGCCAAAATCTCGCAGAAGAAGGACCCCGAACTGTGGTCCAAGGTGTTGCGCAGGGTGGACGCCATGATCGACCGCGGCGGGTGGAAGTCCTTTGACGAGTTGGAGAAGGCCATCCAACATGAACTGGACATGGGCGTCATCCGCGATTCCGGGTTCCTCCGAGACGATCGCGTGCGCCGCGTCGAGGCCAGACAACCCGACGGAGCGTTGAACCCCGATTGGTACCTGGAGCCCGACGACGCGGGCGAGCAACGGACGAAAGACCTGCTACGGTCCAGCGGCCTGCCCACGGACGAAGACAGCATCGAGGACGCCTACACCTATATGCAGACCAAATACGGCGACGCCTGGCCGCGGGTGGATGAGACGCCGGCCGGACCGACCACGGCCAAGCCGGATGCGAATACGCCGACCAAAGGTGAAGAAATTTCGGGGAAAGAATTGGATCAGAAGCTAACGTACCGCAAAAGGGAGCCTACTTCTTGACAGGCACCGCCTCCCACACCTCTCCCCAGACCGATTTTTGTAATCGGTCTAAAATATCCGTGTTGGAGTCCACGCGGTACATGTTGATACTCATTCCAGCGTTCGGCGCTTTGACGCTGGCGGGCCTGATCAATGGTTTCAAGTCGGTTGTCATAGGCTTGGGCAAACGTCGCCTGGGCGGCGAATGCGAGCAAGGCAAACAGGCAAAGCAGCATTCTTTTCATGGTCCCCTCCATCGAAAATTTATTTATTTATATCGTATCGACGCCACAAAACGGCGGAGATGTCAAGGGAGCATCGCCGCATGAGCGAACCTTTTGAGCAGCAAAGCCTTGTCGACTATCTCCAGGCTCGCGGCCGGCTGGACGCGGACGTTTCTCCGGACGCAGCGGCCAAGGTCAAGAGCCTGTCCAAGTCTACGGGCGTTTCCGAACCCGTGGCCCAACGCAACGAGGGGCTGCTTCAAGAGCAAGAGCAGGCGAAGCAGGTTCAACAACTGGTGCAGACATCCCCCAAGGTCGCCAAGTGGCTCGCCAAGGACGGCAACTTCGCCTTGACGAAGGACGATCTTGAAGCCCTGGCCAGGATCGAGCAGCGGAGCCTGGAGCGCGGACGAACCGCCGGCGATATGATCACGGGCGCCGGGGCGAGCCTGTTGCGCATGGCGCCGCGGGCGGCTTCCTCTCTGTCCCGCTCCGCTTGGCAAGGGTTCAGCATGGCCGCGGCGTCCGTCGAATCCGCAGCCAAGGGCGCCAACGACGCCTTGGTCGTGTCCCCGGACATCCGGGCCATGGGCTTGGGGTTCGGCGCATCCCGGCCTATCGAATCGGTCGCCCGCGGGCTGAAGGACTTCGGCCTGGCGCAATCCCAATACCTGCGAAAAGAGGTGCTGGACTCCGACCTGCTGTCCCTGCCCGACGAACTCAAGGGCAGGCTGTGGGATCATCCGGAATACCTGCTCGATCCCGAATGGATGATCCAGAATGTGGGCGACGCCGCAGGGTCCATGATTCCGGTGGTCGCGGCCTACATGACGGGCGGTCCCGCCGCGGCCGGCGTCGTGGGCGGACTCATGGAGGCCGGAGACCTGTACGAGGACTTGGAGCGCGATCCGAAGGTTTCCACGCAAGACGCGCTCACGGCTGCGGCCGGGTTCGGCGCAGTGGTCGGCGTGCTGAACGAAATCGGCGTGGGCGCATTGGTCCAGAAGCTCCCCAAGGGCAAGCTGCTCTCCCTGGCGGCCAGGATCGGCCAGGGCTTGACCGAGGCCGGGACCGAGTATGCGGAAGAACCGGCCGAGGCCGTGGCCCGCTCTCTGGCGCACGGCAGGCCCGAAGACATCCCCGGGGCGGTCCTGGAGTCCTTGAAGAACGTGGACGTGATTCCCGGCAGTTTCCTGCTCGGCGCGTCGGGTTCGGTGCGCCGGGCCGTGGACCTGCAACAGGAGTCTGACAAAGCGAAGCGTTACGCCGATGATCAAACCAAAATCGGCGATCTGATCAAAGACTCCAAGCTCAAGCAACGCAGCCCCGAGGCCCTGGCCGAGGTACTGGAGCAGACCGGGTTCGGCGAGGAAGCCTGGATTACGCCCGAGGGCGTCTTGGCCCTGTACGGACAGGCCGACTTGTCCGGCCAGAAGGGCGACGAGCTGTTGCAGGCCCTGGGCGTTGATCCGAAATCCGCGATGTCGGCCATGCAGTTGAATCAGGACATCCGGGTCAAGACATCGGACCTGCACGCGCACCTGACGCCGGAGCAGTTCGCGGAGCTTGCGCAGGACTTGCGGTCCTCGCCGCAGGCCATGACCTTGCGCGAATCCGGCGACGAGGCCATGCAGGCGCGCGTGCGCGAAGTGGCGGAGCTGGCGAAGCGCGAGGCGCAGGAAGAGGCGGACTATCAGACCGAACGCGACCGCCTGCGCCAGGAGGTCCTGGACACCGGCAAGGTCGATCCGGAGCAGGCCGACGCATGGCTGTCCACTCTGGACGGGTTCGCCTCTCGTTGGGCGGGGAATGGCCGGGACCGGGCCGACATGCTCAAGATGATCCGGGCCGCGGACTCGGGCGTTCAGGCGGAGCGCAGCTTCCATCAGCCGCTTGACCCGAACGTGGACCAGGACGCGGAGATCGAGGCCGTGCCGGCCGCCAAAGAAGAAGCGCCGGCTTGGTCGTTCATCAAGGGCGTTGGCGCCAAGGAAATCTTAAACGCCTTGCCGGATACGCTCGTGAATGATTTTACGGGACTCACTTTCGAGCTACCCAAGAAAAAAGCCCGGCACTTGCTCCATAGCGCTTCCAGGCGCGGCTTAGGTGGAGCGGCGCACATTGCGGCGGTTCGGAACATCGAACCATTGATGAGCATCGCTGTCCCCGAAGAATCGGTCGCAGACCAAAAGGGCCAGGAAGACGTCAAGGCGGTTCAGCGTTTCTATGCGCCGATGCTTTATGACGATGCCGTCTACACCGTCAGCATGCTTTCGAAGGAGTATGAGGGGAAACGGTACGTCGAGTTGGAAGGCGTCCACAAACTCTATGACTTGAAGCTGGAAAAGAAGACGCCCGCCGGTCTCGCAAAGGGGTCCGGCGAACCGGAGGCCTTCACCCATGCGGGCGTTTCTGAAAAACAAACACCCGCCGATCTGGCGAAAGTGCCAAGTGGAGAATCCACTCAGGTCCCTCGCACGGCAGGTGTTTCGATAAAAATACGCACCATGCTGGAGGGCGTCAAGGGGAGCGACGGCGAACCGCTGCTGCTCGATGAGCCGCAGACGTATTTTCAAGCGTCGTCCCTTCGCGGCTCCCTGGCGGTGACGGATCAGGGCTACCTGATTTCTCTGCTCCAGCGCGCCGACTTCTCCACCATCATGCACGAGACCGGGCATTTCTTCCTGGAGGAGATGGGCTCGTTGATCCGCTCCGGCCAGGCCTCGGAGTCCATGGTCCGCGACTACGAGTTGACGCGCTCCTGGATGGCGACCCAGGCCGCCGGCGTTCTTGGAGAACTCCAAGCCGAGGTTCAGCAGGCCAAGCGGGCGTACAACGCCGACAAGTCCGAGGCGAACCGCCTTGCGCTGGAGTTGGCCCAAGCCGCCTTGGACGAGGTGAACGGCAAGGGCGGCGAATCCTATATTCAGGCCGTGGCCGGCCGATATGGCGAGGCCGCGACCTCCGAGTCCGGGCGCACGGTCCGCCTGCTGCTGCATGAGCGCTTCGCCCGCGCTTTCGAACGCTACCTGCTGGAGGGCAAGGCCCCGTCCGTGGAGCTGAAAGGCGTGTTCGCCCGGTTCCGGCGCTGGTTGACCAACGTCTACCGGAACGCCCGCGCCTTGAACGTCACGCTGAACGCCGACATCCGCAAGGTGTTCGACGGGCTCGTGCAGGGCGAACGCGAGGTCGCGGACGCCGCGCAGGACTCGGGCCTGTCCGATTGGTCCACGGACCATTTGAACGCCCTGGGCGTGTCCGGCGAGGATCAGGCGTACGTCACTCGCTTGCTGGATACGGCCAAGCGCAAGGCCGAAGACCGGCTACACCGGGCGCAGGTCCGAGGCCTGCGGAAGCTGCACAAGCAGTGGCGGGACGAGACGCTCCACGCCCTGGAGTCCGACGCCCTGCAGTTGCAAGTCAATGAGCTGCGCAAGGGCCGCGGGCTTGACAACGGCGCCTTCATCGAGATGTTCGGCGAGGAGGCGGCCAAGGGGCTGCCCTCCGGCGTGCTCAAGAAGGACGGGCTCGACCCGGAAGTCTGGGCCTACGACAACGGCTACGATTCGCCCGACGCGGCGGTCAACGCGCTGTGGTCCTGGCGGTCGCCCAAGGACCTGGCGGCCGAGGCCGTGGAGCAACGCGAGATCGAACACCGCTCGCAGTTCCGGGCCGAAGACTTCCTGGTCGAGACGGACGAATACGCCGCGGCGTTGGAGATCCTTTCGAACTACATCCAAAACGGCGGCCCCACGGGCGCGCAGGCTCAATTGGAGCAGCGTCTCCAGGGCAAGACGGGTTCTCGCAGGTCCATCGCCCGCCAGGCCTTCCGCGCCTACGCAAAACAGGTCATGGGCGCGTCGTCCGTGGCCGACGCTTTGCGGCAGGACCGTTACCTGTCCGCGCTACGCCGGGCTCAGGACGCCGAGCGCCGGGCCATTCTGCGCAAGGACTGGGCGGCCGCGGCCAAGGCCGGCGAACAGGCCCGGTTCAACCTGGAGATGGCCGGGATCAGCGGCCGGATGCGCCAGGAAGTGGAGCGAGGCCGGCGGCTCGTCGCCCGCACGTCCCGTCAAAAGAACCTCAACTCCGAACCGAGTCGGCTGGTGAACGAGATCGCCCGGCGCTTCGGGTTGATCGCCCCGGCGCAGGGAGAAACGTTGGAGCAGTCGGTGGAGCGATACCGGTCGCAATGGGACACGCCCGTTTCCCTGGAGGACTGGGCCGCGTCCGTTTCGCAGGAGGGCTACAGCGCATGGTTCGATCCGTTCGTTCTGGACGGCCGGACCCAGGACTACCGGAAGCTTTCCGTGGACCAGTTCCGCGAGGTCGTGGATTCGGTCAAACAAATCAAGACCGTGGAGCATCAGCGGCGCACGATCCTGACCGCAGCCGGACGCGTGGCCCTGGAGCAGGCGGAAAAGGAACTGACGGACCGGGCGCTTTCCACGCACAAGGAGAAGGCCCCCAACCAGTTCAAGAAAACGCCCGTCCGCGACGCCTTCAAGGGGTTGCTGGCGATCCACACCAAAATGGAGGCCCTGTTCAGCGCCATGGACGGCGAGGACGCAAGGGGCCCCTGGTGGACGTACATGTTCCGGCCGTTGGCCGAAGCCGAGTCCGCCAAGGCCAAGCGCATGGGCCAGGAGCGCGACAACCTGCGGACGGTGTTCAAGCAGCGGTTCCCGTCCATGAAGGCCATGTCCAAGTGGGCGCACAAGAAGTTCCGTATTCCCGAGATCAACGACACGCTGACCGGCGAGCAGTTGCACGCCATCGGCCTGAACATGGGCAACGCCTACAACCGCGAGGCGCTCAAGGAGGGCTTCGGGTGGAATGACCAGCAGCTTGCCGCGGTCCTGTCGCATCTCGGCAAGGAGGATTGGGACTTCATTCAGTCCGTATGGGATTACCTGGACACCTTCCGGCCGGAGTCCTTCGCTTTGGAGGAAGAGGTTACAGGGAGGCGTCCCAAACGCGTGGAGGCCGAGGCCGTGCAAACGCCGTTCGGCGAGTACGCGGGCGGTTACTACCCCATCGCCTTTGATCCGCGGTTGTCCTTCCGCGCCTTTTCCCGCGAGCAGTCCGAGGCGGACAAGACGCTGTTCGGCGGCCGGTCCTACGGATCGACGCAAACCCGCCACGGCCATCTGAAGGAGCGCCAGGGGACCGGCGGCCAGGCCTTGCGGCTGGAGTACGCGGTCATTGCGGACCACGTCTTCAACACCGTGCATGATTTGACCTTCCGCAGGCCCGTGCTGGAGGTGGCGAAGCTGGTGCGGTCCAAGGCCGTGCAGGAGGCGCTGGAGGCCACCGTGGGCCGGGAGGTCCATCGCGAACTCATGCCCTGGCTTCAGGACACGGCGCAGGAGCGGCAGGAGCCCATGCACGCCATCCACCGGGCGGCCCGTTGGGCGCGGAAGGGAACCACCGTCATGTCCATGGGGTTCAAGTTCACCACCATGTTTTCGCAGGTGACGGGGTTCCTCCAGACCGTGGAGACCCTCGGGCCGAAATGGTCGGCCGTTGGTCTTGCCAGGGTCTACGGCAATCCACTGCGCCTGCCCGGCGTGGTGCGGGAGGTGTTCGACAAGTCCCCTTGGATGGCCGACCGCATCCGCTCCTACGACCGCGACTTGCGCGACGCCATGAAGGGTTTGAAGCCCGTGGAAGGCGTCAAGGCCGAGGTCCAGCGTATGGCGTTCTACGGCGTAGGCCTGTTCCAGATGGGCGTGGACCTGCCCACGTGGATCGGCGCCTATGAGAAAGCCATGGCCGAGAACGGAGCGGACGAAGCGGCGTCCATTGCGGCGGCCGACTCCGCCGTGCGCATCTCCCAGGGCTCCGGACAAACCAAGGACCTCGCCCGGGTGCAGCGCGGCGGCGAACTCATGCGGCTGGGGACCATGTTCTACAGCTACTTCAACACGCTGTACAACCTGGCCTATCGCCGTGCGTCCCGGACGAAATCGCTGTCGGACACTCCCAGAGCGGCGGCCTCGGCGTTGTTGCTCTGGATCGCCCCGGCGGTCCTTGGGGAAATGCTCGCTGGCAGGGGCCCGGACGATGACGACGACTGGAGCAAGTGGGCGTTGCCCATCGTGGCGCAATACCCCTTCCAAATGATCGTCGGACTACGGGACATCGCCAACGCCTACTTCAGCGGCTACGGCTACGAGATCACGCCGGCGCAGTCGGCCCCGGAATCCGTCATCCGCTGGTTCAACGCCGTGAACAAGGCCCTGGAGGAAGAGGACCCCGAACGCCTGATCAAACCGACCATCGAGGCCGCGGGCTACCTCTTCGCCTTGCCCATGAACCAAGCCATCATCACCGCCGGCGGCGTCTGGGACTTCATGACCGGCGACCCCGACGCCGAGGTGCGGGACTTGTTCTTCAGGAAGAGAAAAGGAGAATAGTATGGCCATCACATCCACCACGGCCAAGGCCGCCTATGCGGGCAACGGCTCGGCAACGGCGTTCCCCACCACGTTCAAATTTCTGGAAAACGAGCACGTGGTCTGCGTGCTCACCAACACCGACGGAGAAGACACGGTTCTCGAGTTGGATACGGACTACGCCGTCGCCGGCGCCGGGAACGACGAAGGCGGGACCGTGTCCTTCCCGGCCGCCGGCTCCACCTATCCGATCCTGGCGGCCGGCGAGACCCTGACCGTCTACCGCGAGGTCCCCCTCACTCAGGAAACGGACTGGGAGAACTCGGATGAGATCGACGTGGAGGAGATCGAGGCGGCCGACGACAAGCTGACCATGCTCTGCCAGCAGATCGACGCCAAGGCCGGCCGAGCCATCAAGGTCCCGGTGTCCTCGGAGCTTTCCGAGGTCGAGTGCGAGTCCCCCGAGGCCGGCAAGGCGCTGATCTGGAACGACGCCGGAACCGGGATCGTCAACGGGACCATCGACACTTCGACCCTTTCGGCCACCACCCGGCGCGAGGAGTTCACGGCGGAGGCCGGGCAGACGTTCTTCGAGCTTTCGACCTTCGCCTACACCCCGAGCGCCGACAACCTGGCCGTGTATGTGGACGGCCTGCGGCTCGACGCTTCGGCGTACGAGAAGACCTCGATACGCTCTTTCACCCTGGCGGCCGGGGCCACGGAAGGCGCGAAGATCGTCGCCGTGTCCGTGGATATCGCGGCAATGGCCGACATGAACGCGGCGACGAACGCGGCCGAGGCGGCGCAAGCTGCGACGGAAATTCAGGCGGCCGCCGCCAACGGATCGGCTGAGGCCGCCGCACGCTCCGAAGAGAACGCCGCCCTGTCCGAGTCCAACGCCGCGGCGTCCGAAAGCAACGCGGCCGCATCGGCGGAGGATGCGTCGACCTCGAAGACCGACGCCGCGGCGTCCGCGACGCTGTCCCGGGCCTGGTCCGAAGGAACGGAGCCCGGGGGCGCTGGATCGAAGTCGGCCAAAGAATGGGCGGAAACGGCGGCGGTCAATGCGCAGACCTCCATGGCCAGCCTCGGCTTTTTACCCGTTGACCCCGTCTTGCCCTCGGATTTGTCGATTGTCAGCGACTCCATAGCCTTTGGGAATATCGACCTCAACGGCTACACCCTCACCTGCAATGCGACCCTGCGCGTCGCGGACATCCCATAGGAGGCTCTCATGGCTGGATTTCTGCTCCCCCCCACCTCGCCGGACAACGTCCCCGTCCCGGAGGCGGGCAAGGTGTATGTGTTCATCAATAGCAACGACGGGTCGTTGTATCTCAAGGACTCCAGCGGCGCCGCGACATCCCTGCGGGGCGCCGACGGACTGTTGGCGGCCGCCACCCTCGCCCAGACCAACGCCCTGACCCTTGACAATGTGGCCGTAACCCCGGCCTCGCTGGCGGGGCTGCTCCAGGTGGAGCGCCGCGAAATCCCGGCCGCTGCGTTTTCGCCGGATGCAACCAACGGCGCGGAGCCGCTGCTCGGCGGTCTGGTTCTCGCAGCGACAGGCGCGGCCGTGGACGTTTACGCATTCGACAGCGCGACGAAGGAGACGGTCACCTACGCATTCCGGTTGCCCGACACCTGGAACGGCGGACCCGTCACAGCGCAAATCAGTTGCCTGCCCGGCGATGCGTCCGCCAGCGAGGGAGACCGCATGGAGTGGGAAATCGTCCTGAACGCGCAGGGCCATGGGGACGCCTGGGTCTCCTCGGGCGTTTCCCAAGCGGTGAGCGTTGCGGTTCCGTCCACGATCCAGGGGGCGCCGATCGGCACGGCGGAAACGCCGGGCATCACGATCGGCGGCGATCCGCAGCCCGGAGACTGGGCCGTGATGCAAATCTCGCGCAACGTGGACTCGGCGAACGACACCATGGCGTTCGACGCATGGTTGTTGGCGTGCACCTTGAATATCACGCATGGCGTTGGGGAGTAGGCGCGATGCTGTATAATGTAGTCCGGCATAAAAGCATGGCGTTTAAAAGTTCGGCTGCACCTAATCCGTTGATTTTCACGTTTGACCAGCCCTCGGCAGGCGCAAACGTCATTGCTCCGGACAACGGATGGGGATTGTCCGAGGCAGTTCGGACAGCCGTGCAACATGGGAATATCGCTGCGGCTGTCAATGGATTTCGTCAGTTTGATGGCTCGGACGACTATCTAACCCTGCATAATGATCTAATACAGTACGTTTTTCCTCGACCACAAAAAACATGGATGATGGGCGTTCACGTAAAAGATTGGAATGCATCTTACACAACGTTTCTTGATTTATTTGTTGGGTCTACGAGATTGTACATTCACCAACCAGTGTCGGAACGATCAGACTTGTTTGGGGTTGGAGCTTTGAATTTGCCTCCCATAACGCCGCAACCAACCAGCAGCGATGAGTTTTGGGAGTTTATGTGGTGTGATGGACAACATACACGAGGAGGTTGGGTTTCTACCTCCGTATGCCCGTATCGTCCAACAAAGTGGAGTGATTTTCCTGCGAGCCAACGGGCATCGTCGGATACGGTTATTGATTTAACACCACAGCTAGGAGTTGAAGGCTTTGGATATGTAGGAACGCACGACACGCATTATTCTCTCGACATAAAATTCGGCAACGTATTTTTTGACACTGTTGGTTTGAAAAACGCTTAGGAGGCGCCATGTCCCAATTGTTTATTCTTCCGGACGGCCAGATCATCGGCAGACAAAATTTCACGTTGAATGGGAAATTCCACCGCGCCAACGTGCTAGACAAACAGTCCACGCGGGAGGCGCTGGGGATCGTCACAGCCGAAACCAGGGCCGGCTACGACATCGTGATCGACGAGACGGCCGAGGATGGCTGGACGTATGAGGCGACGCAGACCGTAGACGATCTGCGAGAGACGCTGGTGGCGCAGGTGAAAAGCCGGGCGCACGCGCTGCTGGCGGCCACGGATTGGTATG